GATTGTCCGAACTTCTGGGCGATCTGAGTGGCGTTATATAGGCCATTGCGTTCTACAATCCGATCGTAGACGTCTACTTTTGGTGCCGCTATCGACAGTTTCTCCTGCGCAATTAGTTTCTGCTCGTACTCGGTAGCCCATGCCCTCGCGGCTTCTGCTGGATTTGTGAAGTCTGGTAGTTGTTGTTTGCTGGCATTCTCCAGTTCTTGCCAACGGTCTACTAGTCTGGCAGTAAATTCCGGTGACAATTGGGCGACCACAATGATACTGTCTCGTTTACCCCGTTCGCCTTCGAACATGAATACTTTTTCCGAGCGAAGGCGACCTAACGAGTCGGTTTTTTGTTCATCCTCAATTTGAGGACGGACGATCACACCGTTGTCCGCCAGAGTTTCGATGGTGCGCTTCACGTTGTCATGACGCTTCTCAACCAGCGTCGCAATCTCGAGGCTAGACATAGTTAGTTCTAATTTCATGTTTATTAGATCGTTCATCTCTGTTCTCCATTTGTTTGTGTGAGTGTAGTTTCGATGAAAATCACGACCCATTCAAATCGATTTGTTTATGGTCACGATTAACGATAGAATTAATGGTATCTAACTGAGGGGGAATAAAATGTCACTTGTTAAATCTTTCACAGTGGGCGACACAACATACAACGCCGCAATGCCGTCCGCAATTGAGCAGGACGAAATCTTGTCATTGGTTGGCGCACAATTCATCGTGCACGCCGGGAACGTCTATAAGAACGGTGGCACATTGTCGGTCAAGGATGTTGTCCTAATGCTCACCACGCTACCGCACGTTGTCAAAAAGCGCATTTCAGAAGTATTACTGAGTAAAACTTTCGTCGCCGGTCAGGAACGTAAGGTCGATGTTGCTGATTTTGCCGGACGCATGATGAGTTTCAACACCCTGTTGGCTGAATTGTTTCTGTGGGTTTACGCCGATTTTTTCGATTACGTGCAAAACGCAAACAAAGACGAGTAAAGAGCACCGGGCGACCCAGTCCGGTCAACTGGTACTTTATGCGGGTTTGCACGGGTATCGAGGGGGTGTGCCCACCTCTTTGTACATGGGCGCAGTTAAAAGATGGTACAATATCGCTTGCTGAAGTCGAACAATTTCACTTTGCGATGGATGAATTGCAGGGTAAGTATATCGAGGCGATAAACAATGCAAGAAATTCCCCTAAATAACGGTGCGGCTAACGCCCATCAGACCTTCACGGTCAAGCTGGGCGACAACGTTCTCGACTTTGCACTGGATTACATTAGCTACACCGACAAGCCCGCGTGGACAATGAGTGTCTCACAGGATGGTATTAACTACATCACCGGTGCAATGCTTGTCCCAAATGCTGAGGTCAGTAAAGCATACCGCGCCGGGTTGGGTCGCTTCTTCTTTGTGGGCGATGAAGTAACCATTGACAACCTCGGCGTTGATAATCATCTTCTGTGGGTGCCCGAATAATGGCTAACATCATCACGCAGTTCCTCGTCGGCCTCGGCATCTCTTACGATGGTAAAGGTGCTGAACAGGCCGAAAAAGATATCGACAATCTCGGCAAATCGGCGGAGCAAGCCGGTAGTCAGATGGACGATGTCGGTAAGTCGCTCGACAAGGGTGTTAAAACCGGTGTAGAAAATTCAAAATCACGCATTATGAGTCTGGTTGCCACGTTCAAAGGTGCCGGACTTGCGATGTCCGGTGTTGCCGCGAGTGTCGGCGCAGCGTGGGCGTTTGAGTCGAAGAAAGCGCAACAGGCTTACGACCTGAACAACCAGCTTGTAACCAGTCAGTTCGGACCAACTGAGGTTTATGGACTCGGTGCGCTGGCTGAACAGCGTGGCGGCGACCGACAAGCAACGACAAACAGCCTTTTAAATATTGAGCGTGGAATTAACCGCATTCAGACCGGTGACGCCGGGATGATTCAGCAACTGGCGGTTGCGGGAATCCGTGTCGATAATCCCACGGGGCGCACACGCGAGGATATTTACAGCGACATCGCCGGACAATTCCAGCGCCTCGATACGACGCGTCAGAGCAACGTGGCTGATATTTTAGGTCTCGACCCGGCTACTGTCAGAGTATGGCAGGAGTTCGGCGCTACAACGCTGGAAGTATCAAAAGCCCGTGCTGCTGAAATGGGTTACACCGAGCAGCATAATGCCGCGCTGAATGCAATCAATCAGACTATTCTCGACACGCAGCAGAAAATGGAAGGACTGGGTAACACGATCGCGGACATTCTCGCGCCCAGCATTAAATACTTAGCCGACGACCTGTTTACGCTCGCCAGTGGCGTAACTAACTGGATGGACAATCACCGTGACCTCATCGATGATATCTCTAGTGGCTCATGGTATGACAAGTATGTGGTGGGAAGTGCCGATAAAGCCGCCGCGTGGATCAGCGATAAGACGGGTTTCGACCCCCGAAACGTTGGTAAAAATACTCAGGAGTTTCTTGACTCCGCCGGGACAATCATTAATAACAGTGTCATAAATAACACGACGAACACCGAGCAACTCCCCCCGTGGGCATGGCAGCCGCGGCGGGAGAATCTGTTTCTGGTGGATAACGCAACGAACACCGAACGACTTCCACAGTGGGGGAATTCATCCCCGGTTAACGACGGCTCGTACGGTGCTGAAGTGAGTCCGATGACTGACAATTACGCACAGCAAAGTCGGCAGATGAGTCAAATTATGGAGTCCATAAACCGTCCGATTCAGCTTAACGGCAATTTCACCACGCAGGGCGACGTGATACTGGACGGTAACGCAATTGGACGTTATACCGTGAATCATCTCGAGACACAGGTGTATCCACAGGCGATTGACCAGACCCGGCAAAGGAGTTACTGACAATGGATTTGCGCCAGTATGAAATACTCATTGACACAAAGAATTTCATTACACAGTCGTACCCGATGCTCCGGTGCTCGTTCGATGTGACAACGTATACGGGCGACAGCCTGAGCACCTGTGAGTTTCGTTTGTGGAACCTTGCGCCGACAACCAAGATTGAACCAAATCAGACCGTTGTTTTTCGCGCCGGGTATCAGTCGCGCATTGGTCAGATTTTTACTGGATTTGTTACCAACGTTTTCACCATTCGTGACGGTACCGACATCATCACACGTGTGACGTGTCGCAGCGGTAGCAATGTGCTCGACGGTGGGACAACGAGTGCAAGTTTCGGTAAGGGGGTGACATTGTTTGACGTCTTGACCAGTCTCGCACAGGACTGGTCGAAACCGTTATATCTTGTCAATGGTGTGGACAAATTTACCTCTATTGTCATGGCTGGCGGCTATAACGTTAGCTCCGATATCAGTAAGGAACTTGACACCCTGGCTAAAGCGTATGGCTTCGAATGGCATCTGTACGCTGGTCAAGTGTTTGTCGGATTTCCGTCTGATGACCGTAAAGCCACCCCCATCAAAATCAGTTCCGCCACCGGGATGATTGATGCGCCCACGCTTCACGGCGGCATTGATGGCGTATTCTGTGACGTTAAAATGCGTCTTGACCCCCGTATGACACCTGCATCGGTGCTTAATATTGAATCAAAATGGCCTAAATTTGATTTCGGGGCGGTAGAGTTCCAGACAACCGTCGACGCTAAACTGGAAGGTGACTGGAACGTTCAGACCATTCAGCATACCGGAGACACACATGGTCCCGACTGGTACACATTTGTAAAAGCTGTGCGTGCCGGGTCAATGGATACCACCACGACAAATAGTGATGTCGGCAATCGTCTTATTTACGGGCGTGTTGGTGTGCAGGGTGAGGATGCTAGTCAGCAGCAGGATTTCCGCACCGAGGTACGTAAACTTGGGCAAAGTCTGGGTATCAGTCCTAACTGGATTATGGCTGTAATCTCTGCGGAGTCTAACTTCAATCCACAGTCAAAGAACAGTAAATCTGGTGCGGTGGGCCTGATTCAGTTTACCAATGTCGGGTGGACAAGTACGTTTCAGACTAAATACGGACGCAATAAAAATGTCATCCTGTCAATGACTGCAGCTGAACAGGTGAGAGGTCCGATTACTGATTATTTTAATCAGTACAAAGGGCGTTACAAAACAATGGGTGACGTGTACATGGCTGTATTCAGTCCGGCATTCATCGGTAAACCTTCCACAACCGTGATGTACTCATCCCCGTCCAAAGCGTACAATCAGAACGCAGGGCTTGACACGGACCATAAAGGTTACATTACTGTCGGTGACGTGTGGCGACGTGTTGAGGAACGATTCAGACAAGGTAAGGCGTACATGTTATGAGTTTAATTAACCTTCTGGTAAAGCGTGGCCCACAGCTTGGGTCGCTTCAGTTCGATGCTGTCCTGTCTGATGACCTTGACGCCAGCGTGGACATTGTACAGTACCCTATTGAGACAGGTACGCCAATTGCGGACCACATTATCTATCAGCCTATTCGTTACACGATGACGGGTGCGGTATCGAACAACCCGTTGAAAGTCAGTATCACCGATTTCACCGGGGCGTTGACAAATCTCGTCGATGACAATCCGTTTATTGCCGCAGGTGCTGGTCTGTTCGCGGGGTGGTTGAGCGGCTCAAATGAAACCCGCTCCAGTACAACACTGAACACTTTGCTCGATTTCATGTACTCCGGACAGGTATTCACGGTGGATACGGGTGAAATCACGCTGAACAATATGGTCATCCAGCGTATCGGGCGTTCTAAAGACCCGGAGAATGAGAACGGACTGATATTTGTTGCTGAACTGCAGCAGATTGTCACGCTTGACCGCGTGGCGAACAGTTCACAACCGGCACAGTATCAGCTAAACAGTAACGACGTTTCCAGCACATCCATATCCGGACTGATTGAGCGTGGCTACATTAATGTGAAGACAGCCGCAACGAATGTTGCCAACCAGGTTACGACACTTTTGGATTTGTAAAAAAGCCCCGGAGTACGGGGCAAACATGCAGGAGCACAACAGAGAGAGAGCACGGTTTACAGGTTAAACGTCATCTAAACTCTAAACCGTTATATTGGTCGAACCGCCGCGGTGACCAACCGCTCAGTGTACACTTGGCTACACATTCCGGCTACCCGCTGATGCAAGGAAAGGAACACCCCGGACCGCTAAAGACACATGTGCTATATGCCTGTGAATAAATAATTACATTGTTTAACGTGAGTGTCAATAGTATACTTGACATTATTTTCACAGGAGGGCGACATGACCGACATTAACCAGCGCCGCTCGTTTTTACAGAACGTCACCAATGACACGTTTTTCGAGAACATGAAGGACGTGTACACGTGCATCCCGGGTTACGTGCTGACATTCGACCCGGACACACAGCGCGCACAGATTCAACTGGGGATAACCCGGACCGATGATGTCGCTAAAACTACGTTTGACCCGCCACCCATTGTGGACGTTCCCGTAAGTTTTCCGGGCGATGACTTCGTACTGGAATTTGCCGTCAATCCGGGTTGTGAGGGTATGGTACATTTCAGTCAACGTTGCATTGATGGATGGAAGCAGACTGGCGGCATTGCTGCTAACCCCGTCAAACGCTTTCACCACAAACAGGACGCAATGTTTGTGCCAGGAATTCGTTCACTTGATAACCTGATTGCAAGTTTTTCCAACGATGGGATACGCTTGCGCAATGCCGATGCGTCACAGTACGTCTGGTTAAAGGGTGACGGTTCATGCATAATGGCTAATGGGAACGGCAACGTCCAACTTCTTGCAAACGGTACAGTGAGTATCAATGGCGTGACCATCGATAAAGACGGGAACATTACTGCTCTGAATTCTCTGGTGCTGGATGGCAAAGAACTCAATGGTCACACCCATGGCGGCGTTGCTTCCGGTGGTTCTAATACGGGGCCGAATAACTGATGACAGTACGTAAATTAGATGAAGATGGTGACATCGTTACCCAGGGTTCGATGTTCATCACTGAACAACTGGAAATAGAACAGACGATACGTACCCGTCTGCGTCTGTTTCTGGGTGAGTATTTCCGGGATGTGACCGATGGCACACCGTGGTTTCAGGAGATACTCAACAAACAAACTTCCATGGATGTCCGCGAAGCACGCCTCCGTGAACGCATCTCCGGTACTCCGGGTGTCCTGCAGTTAACCAGTTTTAGCACCGATTTTGACATCGACAACAAAACTTACACGGTCACCGCCAGCGTGTTGACCTCCTACGGATTATTAACGGTGACCGAGAATGGCTGAATTAACCAGTACCGGCTATAGCGTAAAATCACAGAATGACTGGTTCGACGAAGAAAAACAGTTATATCTAGATATCGACAGTAACTGGAATCTTGACCCGTCCACCCCCGATGGGTTGAAGATGGCGCACGATGCTGAAATCTTCTCCGCGCTCGATGAAGTGTTACAACAGGCGTACAACTCCAAAGACCCGAACAAAGCCAGCGGCTACGACCTCGATGTGATTTGTGCGCTGACAGGTACCGTCCGGAGTGAAGGTACCGCGTCCACTGTTACAGGGTTTGTGTTAACGGGTGTTGCCGGTACTCAGGTTCCTGCGGGTACACGCTTTGAATCATCTGTGACGGGTTATCGATTCACGCTCGACCAGACGTGGACGCTGGATAGTTCAGGTACAGCAACGGTGGATATCACCTGTACCACGGTTGGTGAAATCGAAGCGGACGCCAACACCATCACAACCATTGTGGACACGGTTGCTGGTCTGGTATCAGTTAATAACCCCACTCCAGCAACACCCGGTACATCTGCTGAATCGGATGGGTCGTTACGCCTTAAACGAGCAACAGCTGTAGGTCTGCCGGGTAGTAACCAGGTTGATTCAATGCTGGGACAACTGTTCAATGTGGATGGTGTACGCCGTGTGCGTGTCTATGAGAACGACGAAGCCACAACTGACAGTAATGGTCAACCCGGCCACAGCATTGCGCCCATCGTTGATGGTGGTACGGACGATGATGTGGCGATGGCTATTTACCTTAAAAAGAACCCGGGTGTCGCACTTTATCAGGCTGGAACCGGTGTGACAGTCACGGTCACGTCGCCTACTTGCCCCACGATGACCAAAGATATCAAATTCAGTCGCCCCGTGTATGTGGATATGGTGGTGGTCATCGAAATCAAAGATGACGGTACGCTACCGTCTCAGGCGACCCTTGAGCCACTCATTCAGGACGCCATCACGGAATACGCTGCGGGTGGTCTAATTCCGACAGAGTACGGTTTTAAGCCGGACGGGTTTGATATCGGTGAAACAGTTCCGTACAGTTCACTTTACACACCTATTAACAAAGTTATTGGTTCATACGGTAATAGCTACGTTAACAGTATGACGTTGAATGGCGGCACAGCGAATGTTACCATTAAGTTTAACGAATTATCCCGCTGGACAACCTCAAACATCACGGTGACTATCGTATGACCATTATCAAACGTGCAGACCTAGGTCGACCCTTAACGTGGGACGAACTGGATGATAACTTCCGGCAAGTTGATGATTTGAGAGCCGCCGCATCGGCGGCTGTATCGAGTGCATCGGCTTCAGCTACAGCCGCTGCAGGCAGTGCTACGAATTCACTTAATAGTGCAAATAGTGCTTCTAGTTCGGCTGCTGACGCCGCAGCATCGGCAGCATCAGCAATCGATGCGCTAATGAATTCGACATTCGAACCGAGTAGTTTCGACTTCAGCACCGGTGGCACACTTGATACTACAGATCGCAATAAAGCAGTGTACAACCCGGCGGACAATAACTGGTATTCATGGGTGGGTACGTTACCACACGTTGTGCCCCCAGACACAGATCCACTATCCGATGTCAACTGGAGGCCACGTACGGATCAGTTACTGCGACAAAACCTGGCATCGTCCGCGATTCCCGGTACTTCGCTGGTAACCCATTCCGATGGTACTCGGCTTGACAATTATATAGAGATTTTTAACAGAAGAACTAAGTTTATAATGCCGGAGGATTTACCAGGCACTGACACAGAACAGCTCCAGTCGGCGCTATCTTATGCGAAGTCCAACAAAGTCAATGTGGTGTTACAGGCGGGGAAAACCTATTATGTAACTGGGTCGCAAGGTTTGGAAGTGGATTTAGGGTACTATTCTTTCGAGAGCCCCAATGGCATCGCCTATATTGACTTTACAGGTTGTACTGCCCCTTACTGTTTATGGGTTCATTCCAGTCGCCCATATCCTGCTGGGTCAGAGAACCACTGTACATCCATGCGTGGTATAAAAGTCAAAGGTGCGATTCAAAACATTGGTCAGCGGTTGCTGCTAACTGGAAACAATAACGATTCCAGCAACGGCACCTATAATGGCGACTGTAAGATTGAAAACTGCATGTTTTCCACTGCTGATATCGTTTTAGGGGGCTCCAATAGTACCTGGCGTTATAAATTCATCAATTGTGGATTCATGATGGAGTCAACCGGAGGCACATATGCGATGCACTTCCCAGCCGGTCTTTCGGACTCCGGAGAGTCAATTACTTTCCAAAATTGCAAAATATTCGACATGAAAGGATGTCCGATACTTGTGGAATGTGCGAGTTTTGCCATTGGGATGCCTGGTACATCAGTGTTAAATACCCCGATTAAGATAACGGGGGATGGTGCTATGGTCATCTTGGATTCTGCGGCTAATATTGAAAATCCAGGGGCGTCAGCGTGGTATCGCTACGGAGAAGTAACAGGAATTGCGGCGCGACTCATCCTTAATGGGTGTACACTTGTGTGTAATAACCCCTCGCTACAAACGAAACCGTTATTCTACGTAGGGGAAAATGCCTTCATCGACATCACTCTCGTCAAAACGCCGGGGAATGACTATCCCTTCCAGAACGGGGAAGAAGGGTTGAGAACTTTTGTTGAGGGTGACGGGTATGTTACGGCGAGTCATTGTATCGGCGATATCCGTTCTGGTGCCGGGAATATCCCACTTCATAAATCGCTAAACCCAACATTGAATCCCGGCTTTGAGTCCGGTGATTTATCATCGTGGACATTTAACAACACGGGAGTCAGCACTCAAACGTGCGTAGTAGGTACGGAATACAAGAAAACAGGTGTCTATGGAGCGAGAATGACATCGTCCGGGTCGTCAAGTTGTTTCCTGGACCAAAAAGTAAAAGTAACGCAACATGGTTATTACAGGACCACGTGTCAAGTCAATACCATAACCGCCGGTACAGGGACGACGGCGGGAGCACTAACCGTTACGTTCTACGACAGGGCTGGCAAATCGACCCAATCGGGTGTAAGTAGTTCTTTCACTAATACTCCGAGCGGGTGGCAATCTGTGGGACAATTCATACAAGGTCGAGTACCACGGGGCGCCGAATATTGTGAAGTATCTATCCGCTGCCGTGAAGGCGCGGTGATTGATATCGATAATTTCATCATCAATTTCACATAGGGGGTATTAAATGTTGAAAGTAAAAGTGTGGTTTATGACAACCGACGACCTTCCGGTTACAGTGGAAATAGATGATGGCGGCTCATCGTTTTCCGACGAAATTGAAAAACAAGATTACGTGTTGGATTACTTAATGAATAACGGGTTTTCTGACAAAGAAGGATTGACATTTAAAATAGTTTAGGGGCGTAAGCCCCTTTCACCCGTCCACAACGCACCTGAATTGACTAATGAGAGATTCGCGGTATCATTAGTACATCTTCCATCAATTCCCGTGGGTACTGATGAACTTCTTCTCGGCTCCCTACTTCGTACCGCTGACGATTGTCAGCGGCTACGTCGCAAATGAGTCAGATGCCCCAAATCGCATCTACGCTCAGTATCGTAACAAGCCAAAGGCTGCCGCTTGGTATAACATCACGCGTAGTCTGGCTATGCAGATTGCAGACGTGGCCACAGCTGTCCGCATCATGTATTCGATCGATGCGGCGCAAGGTGAGCAACTCGACGTTATTGGGCGCATTGTGGTGATACCCAGGGATTTTATGGGTGAAGTCACCATAGAAACCGCAATGTGCGCCAGCGATGTCAATGGCCCGGCTGAATTCGGTGACACCTCCGCAATGTGTAGTGTACCATCTGTTGACCAGTCGATGACAATGTCGGACAACTTATATCGCCTGGCAATTAAATCTAAAATTCTTAAAAATAACTCATACGCGACCATTGAAGACATTATTAATGGGGTGAATTTCCTGTTACCTAACGCACAGGTTACTCGTCTGGTTGACGGTGAGGACATGAGTTTCTCCGTGGAATTCTACGGGCAAATCACAGACCTCGAACGGTGGGCGCTCCTCAATGCCTCTTTCGTTCCGAAGCCGCAGGGTGTAAAATTCAATGGTTTCCTTGAGGCTTATGATTACGTACAGGCAGGTGATTCATTAATGCAATTTGGTGATTCATTGGCACAAGCGACCGGATTTATAGGAGTTTAAATAATGGCTTTAGACCGCAGCAACCGTTACCCGGGAAGGTTTGAGAATCCCACGACGGAGCAACCCCAGGGTGCATTTAAAAACCGTACAACACCGACAGCAGAAGATGGTTCATATTTCGAGGCTGATTGGGCCAACGATATGAGTGGTTTTTTTGCCCGCGTGCTCAACGTAGCGGGTGTTACACCGAACGGGACCGTCGATAATGGAACGAACAGTCAACTCTATGATGCGTTGATGACTGCGACACCGGGAAGATTACTTAATGTCCGCGCGTTCACAACTGATACGGTGGTATCGAAGACCCCGGGTGCCAAAAAGTGGAGAATTAGAGCGGTTGGTGGTGGCGGTGGTAGCTCCGCAGCGGTAGCCACTGGGGCCGGTCAAACATCGATGAGTAACGGTGGTGGGGCCGGTGCTTATGCTGAGGGCATTTACGATGTTGCCACGATTAATTCCCTGCAAGTGACGATTGGTGCGGGTGGTGCCGGTGGTACAGCTTCGTCCACATACGGCGGTGATGGTGGAACAACGTCCGTGGGCACCTTGATTAGCTGTCCGGGTGGTAAAGCCGGTCAACCGGCTGGTCCGGCGAACCCACCGTTCCAACCTGTCGCCAATACTAACTCTAATTCTCCAACCGGTTGGAATATCCTTGGTGCTCCCGGACCGGGTTCCACCGCTGGGTTCGCCATTTCGACCGAAGTCACGATTGGTTCTCGTGGTTCGGACGGCTTCATGGGTGTGGGCGGAGCGGTGCCGAGAATTGACAATCCAGCGATAACCGGTGGTGGTTGGGGTTCTGGAGCATCCGGATGTTCCAACGGTCCATCCCAACCACTGAGGAACGGTGCCGCCGGACGCCCTGGGCTGGTAATCATTGAAGAGTACTCATAAAGTTTTACAACCTTCCCACCACTTTTGCCACCGGGACACCCTGTCCCGGTCGGCCATCAGAACCTCCCCATTGTGCGGAATTACTGCGGCGGCTCGTTCGGGGTCACCATCGGTTGTCCACAATTCACCGCTCGGTGTGAGCAGGTCATTAGATGGTGGTGGACATTTACGTACTTCCTGAGCACAGGCGGTTAAAGTAAGTACTGCTACCAGCAGGATAAGTTTTTTCATTTTACGGTCGCATCATACAGGTCGAGGATACCACTCTCTTTGACACACTGAGCGGTGGTGGAGTCTTTAATTCGGTCACGGTAAATAGTGACTTTTTCAACGACTTTTTTGGTTCGGGCTTCTTTCAGTTCCTGTTGCTTTTTCTGCAATTCCACATCAGAAGCATTGAGTTTTTCCTGCAGCGCGTCACGGGCTTCGACGGCTGCTTTGTATTCTTTGAAATCGTCCAGCTTGACCGACCGCTTCCCTTGTGAATATCCCCACCAGAACGCCAGTGCGAGTAACACGATCGTGGCTATGATTGTGCGCATCATTTCTCCCCCAGTGTATACAGGCACAAATACTCTTCCTGCTCCCGGCGAATCGGCTGTCCGGAACAGTTATTACTTTTAATGCGGCAGTCTTTGCCACCATCGAATACCCAACGAGGAATCTGTTTACACGCGTTCTTCCAGTCGCCTTTTTGCAGCAATTTGAAGAATGTCGACCCCTTACATTTAGTGGGTCCAATGTTGTACGGACAGAACGATGCAATACCGACCTGTTGCACCGGGTTCAGTTTTACCGGGATATTGTCGCGTACCCATTTGAGCGACTTTTGCGCTTCTTTATCGTTCAGAAGGTCACACTGCTTTTCGGTAAGTCGCATACCCTTTGTCACTGGCTTACCGTCGATGCGCGTCACACCCCGGCAGATGGTCCAGATGGGAGGATTTGCACTGTCCAGATATGCTGTCAGCCTGTTCCCTTCCTTCTCGTTCAGGAACTGATTGAGGATATCCGTCTGTGTGACTACCGCGGTACCTGTGCCACCCATCGCAAATGCGGTGAGAAGAGCAGTCATTTGTTTGCTTAGAGGATTTCTCATTCGGTAACACCTGCTGTACAATTAAGCTTAATATTAACATATGAGGATGATAAAATGAACGAGACCAAGTCAGCTGCAGTTAAACCACGTAAGGCAGGAGACGCCGGTGGGGCGTGTGTTAAACCTCGTGGTAAAACCGGTGACGCGAAAGTAAAACGGCGGACCAAGTAAACAATGTACGCCCTCCTGATTGCCTCGGTGATCGCCAGACCTCGAGGAGCCTCGTTTCTCTTCGTGATGGTGGCGACTCTTTTCCAGAAGTTGTGCAGCAATCTGGATGGTTCGATTTACTTTTTCCTCGCCGCATTTTGCGATTTCGCAGTGGTCGGCATTCTGTATCGGTTTGGAACGTCCCGGAAGTCTCTCGACATGATGCTCATCAGCATTGTCTCCATGTTGATTAACCTAATGGGGTGGTTTCTGTGGTTTTTCTATCGACCACTCGACATCTATGCGGCAACGTTCACGATGCTGTACTGCGTGGCAATCTTCACGATACTGAAAAAGGACAGTGACGATGCTGGAGGTATTGCGGTTCATATCGACAACTCTGGCCATCGTTCTCATGTTGGTGCGGGTTGTCGAGTGGTACATTGAAGCGAGAAAACGCTATGAGCTTTACTGGAAACACACAAGTCGGAACGGTAGTGGCGAGCGGGACGACGATAACGGGACTGATGACTAAATACGGCATTACCCCGGAAACCGTCGGTATCTTCGCCACCTTGTGTGGTATTATACTGACGGTTGTCATGATTTGTGGTCACATACAACGAATTTGTAATGAGTCCGCCGAGCGTAAGGAGAAGGAAATTATTGCGCGAATTGAGCGTGAAAAGGCAGAAATTGAACTTGCTGAAATGCGTCAAAAGACGAACAAACCGGCGCAGTAATGCGCCGGTAGTTTCGTTACATTAAGAACCCAGTACAGACCACAAGGTCTACGTTATATTTCGATAGGTCGATGGGGCTGGAGTCATCTAACATGGTACCACACCACTTAGCCCCTTCTCCCACTGGTAACGCAACCTGATTCGCAAATTCCTCATCGATGTATTCCGGTTTTGACAGGAAGAAATTCAATTTGTCAGTAGCTTCCTCTTGCTCAACTGTCATGTCTCCAGCATTCACATAGCAGTTGTGACATTTTTTAAGTATTTCCAAATCCTCACCGTCCGCTTCAATGATGTGAACATTGGTTGATTCAGGGATGTTTTGGTAAATAACTAACACTTTCATCTCGTCTACCCTCTCCGTTGTTGATATGACTAACTCTAAACTACTTTGACGCGCTCGTCAACGGTAAAACTAACTTTTCCGCTTCTTTCACATAATATTCGTAGTCCAGACTACCCCAGTCGAAATCCTTAGCGTCGGCGCACTCTGTCACCTTCCATCCGACATACATCCCGGTTTCACGCATTGCATCATGCTTGCTGCGGCTCTTCGTGTGGATACGCTCGTCCCACGGTGTACCGATGCTGTCGAGGTCTCCCGATTGACCAGTAATCTCACGCATTACCGCGTTGTACACGTCGTCTTTGACACCGTTCTTGCGCTTCCATGTACCCGGTACGCCCGTTGGTGGTAACAGCTTGACCAGTGACCCACCGTTACGCGAGATAAACACACGTGTGGTATTCTGCATTTCTCGTTCAGCGCCCCATTCCGGCCAACGCATTACCAGACGTGCCGAACGAGGCACTTTGGCACGCAGCATAAAGTCGAACGGGTCACGATGCTGCGTGATGAATGTGCGGATATCGGTGTCAAACAAAAGTGCAGCCTCAGCAGCCTTACCCACAATTGTCGAAGACGGGTCTTGATGCCACTGGTACTCGTACTCGTAAGCTCCCTTGCGTTTTACGTTTCCTTTATTATCGATAGCCAGATAATTATTGACGTCCCTGATGGGCATACGCTTATAAAATACTTCTTCCAGTTCCAGTTTGGTGATCGCTTCCCACGCTCGACAAATTGCACGCATGTTGTCGAGTTCCCCATGTGGGCACATCATAGTGACTCCATCCGTATTGGATTGCACTATTGTAAGACCGGGGATAGTGAGAAGTTTTTCACACAGCATTGCCAGCATTAACTGACCGTTGACAGTGACCGTCATCGTGTATTTCGGGTCGTAAAACGGTCCAAATGCGTTGTTACTGTCACCGTACACACCATTCATTGAGAGTTTGTACACTGCTCCCGGAGTGGTTTTCTTACCGACGCGCATACGCTCATTGAAAAAATACTCGTTGATATCGCAAAACTTCTCCCCTAAGTGCTCAGGGTAAATACGGTTGGCAATCGCTATGCTGGGATACATGCTTGAAACATCGATGTCCACGAGTTGGTGTGTATCGTTTGTTTCCACAATCTGGGACTCAACTGACCCGTGAATGCCGCCGACACCAAATACAAAAGTGTATCCGTTAACGGTACATTCCAGGTCGCTGAACACACCTTTCGTCACTAATTTATCTTTCTTCCCTTCCGCTTTTTCCAGTTCATCGAGTTCTTTTTTGTAAATGGTTTTCGACTGGAAGCGCTTCAAAATCTCGTTGAATTCCGGGCGGTCAAATTTGATGTATGGAAAAATCACGTCTGCGAAACAAATGCTTTCACGGGGTGTTTGCCGTGGTCCGAGCTTTCGACCCTTATCGTCACGGTTGAAACACTGGATTCCGTTTTTTTCCAGTTCCATGACGAAATAATCTTTACCGATTTTTGTGTCATTATGATTCATGAAGTTGCGACCATGTGTCACACATAGTTCTTCACGGAACTCAATCGCTTTCAGACAGCGCATCATGAATTTGGTGGTTTCCCGCACGTCATGAATGTTATACGTGATTAATTCATCTTTCTGGGCATCGTTCAGAACCATTCCAACAGGGAAAGGAAGGTCTTTCACGTTTGGCGATTTCATCGCAACTTCGAGTGCTTTCAGGCTTGTCATGCGTGCCTTGTTGTCGAAATGATTGAGCAACAACAAGTCCAACTGTGGGAATATCTGGTCACGGTCCCACACCATCACAGACCAACGATTAACGTTACTCGTCTTAATGGTTCGTTGTGAGTAGTCGTAAACATCCTCCACTGTGCAACCGGGCTTATGTGCGATGAAATGCAACACGGGGTAGTCGAATGACATGTTGTTAAAGCCTACGCCCCATGCACCAGATTTTCCCAGGTTAAACATGAAGTCAACCATTTCCTGCTGTTGGTTTTTACGGTCACTGATCTCATACACCAGTTCCATACCGGTCGCAGCATGGATGAAAGTAGCAGTAAAAATGTTTGGGTATGTTTCAATATCGTAAGACCACCATTTAGGGTCCAGTGGTGCAACGCTGGAGAACGCCGAATCAGCCCCACAGTGGGGGCAATTGTGGAGGTCAGCGGGATAATTTTTACCACACGTTGCATCCTCGCATTTTGATAAATAATGCATCTCTGTTCCTCTCTGTAAGAAAAGCCCCAGTTAAGGGGCTAAAAATGGTTCCAGCGCTTCGTGTATGATGACAATTGAGTCATATTCACCGTGGTTCTCGTTGTAGAACAGACATTCTGCGTCGGTGGTTGATGTGCTTACAACCACCATCACCGGTCCGCCGCTTTTAAGAACTACCAGGTCGCCTACTTTGAACATTTGTTAAGCCCTCTCTAGTTGATGTATTCCCGGCGTTGCTCCTGCGCCTGACGCTGGAGACGCTCCGCCTCTGCTTCACGGTGGTCAAACTCTGCCAGCTTTTCGGCGTGTTGGTTAGAGTTGGTCACAGTTGCACCTCAGTTAAGACCCCGGCTCATGCCGGGGCATTGTGGTTAAGCTACTTTCTGACAGTGTTGTGCGATTAACTCTTCGCTCCAGCCGGGCATACTGAGCAATTGTGCTTTGGTATACACCGCACCGTTGTAGCTATACTTCTCTTCAACAACCGGCGGCGGTGTTACCAGTAAGTCAGTTGCTGGCGGCGGTGTTGCAGGTGCCGGAGCAGCTGGGGCTGGAGCCGGGGTCGGAGCAGGTGCACCACCGAATACGCTTGCTGCATCCGGACCGCTGCCTCCACGGACAATCGCTTCGCCAGAACGTGACAGTTCGAGCAGGTTTGGGTTCAGATATACCCCCGGAGTTTTGGATGGCTTATTACCTTTCGCCACGATGTTCACACGAACATAATCGCCGAGTTTAATAGCGTTTACGTCTTGAATCGCGTCGAGCGGATTATATTTGCCAACATGATGGCAGTTGTACGGAATGCGGGTGTTCAGGTGCAAGACCCAGTGACCGCGTTTGTATTCGTCGCTGTTCGGTGCGTGACCGACTTTGTTCGGGATGTCGCTGTCACCGTCGATCACTTTCCAGGAAAAGTCGGGGCGGCGAGTGGTGGCGGCATCGTAACCGTTTTCAGCGTCCAGCGCCGCCATTACGATTTGTTTACCCCATTCGGTATCTTTCCAGTCCGCTTCACCGGTTTTAGGAATTGCAATACCGATGTAAATCTCTTTAATGGGCTGACCATCTTTACCAAGAACCGGTTGTTTTGTAACTCCATCAGTGCGTACATTTTGCTTCAGCGGGTGACCGTGAATCAGGCGAGCAACAGGGGTAACGAAAGTAAATTGAGTCATCTTGTAAATCCTCTCTGCTAAGTGTGGGAGACACTCTGTCTCCCGGTGATTCGAATACTACGTTAGTTCGACGAGTACGTCAACAACTATTTTCGGGAAAATACATTTTTAATTGCACGTTCATCGACTTGTTCCAGCTTGACACCCGTGACAGGTGTTTCGGCGTACTGCTCAATAATGGACGGGTCGATACCTTTTTTCACACACTGTGCGGGTGTGTCCAGTTCCTGTGGCTTACGAAGATTCTGACCGAGTAAATCCCCCATCATAATCACCTGGTCCACGGGGACATCTTTCTTCCAGCGCTTACGACCGTATGTGGTTTTAGCGCTGTAGAATGTCACGTGTTGCCCCTGTTTAATCTCATGCAGCGCTTGCTCCTCCAGACCACTGAGACGCATTTTAATCATCTCCTGTGCTCGCTGCAGGAGTCGCAGTTCAACACCCAGAGCGTGACCGGACAGGTTGTGCGTCTGTAACGACATCACGTAGTCCACGCCTGCGTAACTCTGTTGCTTCAGCGTGTCACAGTGTGCGCGAGCGCTACAGTCGAGACAGTGTGGTCCGGGCGTGCACATCGGCGCGGTATCCAGTACGCGGGGCATCGTCTCGTTCACCTGCCGCCGGTATACGCACAATTCATCGTACGTTAGCGCCCATTTGCGCACTGTACCGTCACTGGTGAATCCGCGGGGCTGCACAATGACCAGTTCAATGATGTCCGGCGGCGACTGGAATTGTTCGCAAATGCTGAACGCTTCAATCAACAGTTGCCAGTTCTCAAACGGGTCAACAATGCGGTGACCGAATTTAGCGTCATAAACGCGTAGCACCTTCACTTCCGGTACGTACACCCACGCATCGGGGATACAGTACCAATCGCCATAACCCGGCACAGGACACACTTCCTCAACGTGGAGGTCGTACAACCGTCCGTGAGTATTACAATACCCCCACACCTCGTTAAAATACTCGCGGGCAGCATCAAACAGTTCATCTGTGATAACAATTCCGTCCTTTGACAGACTTCCCACCAGGTCACTGAATGGCTCATTTTTGAATAACTTCTGAGCCACTTCGTGACATGCCCGGCCCTCCAGCCGGGATTGTGATGGTTCGACGTCCAGTGGCGGATAAGCCTGTTGCGCCTGGAATGACCCGTTACAGCCCATCCACATGGAAGCATCAGACACCTTTGGTAGTTGAGTGGTCATAATATTTCTCTCTAAAATATTCAGCAATTCTGTGTGCTATATCAGCTCTTTCGGGTGTATCAAATGTACCTAAGTACACTTTCTTACTATTCATTCTGATTTGGGCTTGCCACTTTTTAACCTTTGGTATGAAAGTCACCCCTTTGTAACCGGAGGTATTGTCTTTTTGTTTCGAAGTGTTAAATAAATTAAATTGATTGCTGACATCTCTCAAATTAACAATCCGGTTGTCTGCTGGATTACGGTTAATGTGGTCAACGTCTTTTTCCGGAAAAACTCCGTGTACGTAGAGCCACGCTAAGCGATGTGCCAAATACCGCTTTCTATTTATCCCGATTTGCCAGTAACCTTTAGGCGTGACATTCCCGGCCTTATCCCCAGCTTTGACAGTGAAACTTGGACTCACCAACCAAGTAAAGACCCCTGTGACGGGGTCATAATGGAGAAGAGCCTTGAGTGTTTCTTGTGTTAACGCTTTCTCCTTCATACAACTCACTCCCCCAAATGCGCTTTAACACGTGCCACGAACGGACCAATTTTATCCGAGTGGACGTTCAGTTCCTGTACCGACGACACGCCATCCTGCGCCAGCAGCGCGTTCACGGTTGCCACATCAATCTTACCGTGACGCTCGGTCAGGAAGGTCATTAGGCGCGGGAAGTCCCACTCAGCTACTTCCGGTACAGGTGGTGCAACAACTACCGGCGGCGGTACAGGGATTGGCGGAATACCCACAACGGTTTGCTCGGTTACCACGCCTGCGTCAGCGTGGAAGTCATCGCCCTCGTCCGCGACCGTCGGGCCTTCCCATGCGTCGTATTGCTCTTGGGTGTGGCGCACGTAACCTTTAGTTTCATACTCCGCAATCTCTTCTTCAGAGCGCCCCAGCGCATACACGTTGCGGGATTCCTGATACATATAAACAGGATTCTGGTGCGTTACAGGTGGTTTGACGAAATCATCCGTCAAATATGCTTCCGCTGGCGTTTCCAGACCTTCACTTAGCTCCACCTTAACCGACTCAACCAGCGCCGCCCATTCCGATTCATCCATATCTTTCGGCTTACGGCGCAGACGCCACGTACCGTCCGCATTGAGCGCCTTACTGGTGGAGTGGATACGCTCGTCCCACGGTGTACCAGTTGAGTCGGTGGTGGAAGGTGCTTGCTCTTCATCGTCTCCCATTGGTGCAGCCAGTGACTCAACCTGTTGGGAAGTCGTGTCGATTTCCGGCTCATTTACCATTTGCGGTGCAGCAGTTGCTTCACTTGTGTCAATAGTGGTCTTACGCGGCTCAGCACCGTGCGCCAGTGCCATTTCTTCCAGTGCTTTACCAAACGCACGCAGCGCAATGTGGTCGTCGTTCGGGATGGTTAAGGTGATATTACTCATGTCTCTCTGTCCTCCGTTGTTGTCAATGTGGTGAACTCTATACCACCATGACGCACTCGTCAACACTAATTTTAAATTTGACACGAGGAGGGTGGCGCGACATAATGACGCTATCGTCAACAGTCGTGAGGGTGGAGAGATGGAACGCCTGGTTATCTCTGCGACAGGTCATCGGCCTAACAAACTTGGCGGTTACGGTAATGAGGCTTATAACCGTCTGGTAAAAATTGCTGAAGAATACCTCATACAAGTCAAACCCACGGATATCATTTCGGGAATGGCTTTAGGATGGGACCAGGCATGGGCGCACGCCGGTATCAATGTTGGCGTTCGCGTTCATGCTGCAATCCCTTTTGCAGGTCAGGAGTCACAATGGCCACAAAAATCGCAGGAACATTTCAAGTGGCTTTTCTACCGTTGTGCCGGACAAATCATCGTCTGTGACGGTGCTTACGCGCCCTACAAAATGCAGGTGAGAAACGAATGGATGGTTAATCACTCACACCGCGTTGCTGCACTCTGGAATGGCACAAGTGGTGGCACCGCTAACTGCGTAAAATTTGCCGAAAAGGTTGGTAAACCCATTGATAATTTATGGTCAAGATTGGAACCACTGTTATGAAAATTAAACAACTGCCCCGACCTTCTTACGGCTGGTACAACTCGGTCAGCAAGAAGGATAAATGGTTTCTCGACGATGTGCAGATACCGATGTATGTGGTACGTAAACTAATCAGAAAAGCACGTATGGTCGAGTCGAACAGCGTGCGCAAAGTGTGGGAGATGTGATGAGTATATTGGGTGATTACATTCAGAGAGCGGTCAACGACCACAACATTGAAAAACTATGTGCAATGCCTGAATGGGAATTTGTAATTGTCATGGGTGAGGGATTTTTCGATAACTGCGCAGGTGTAACGCGTAATGGCGTCTATTACTCTGAGTATCAGTTGCTCGCCGCTTATCATCTGCGCAATCCGAATGCGGAGCCTTTAATATGATGCCAACACTCTCACCCATTGCCGGTGCGGTCAGTGGCGCAACGCGTCCAAAGTTACGACCATATCAGCAGGAATTAAAGAATCAGATTTATAACCACTGGAATGACCATCAACACAGTAACGTACTGGCGGTACTTCCGACTGGTGCCGGTAAAACCGTATTCTTCTCGTCCATCATCGCCGAACATGCGGGGGCGACGTGTGCCGTTGCTCACCGTCAGGAACTGGTGAGTCAGATTAGTCTTGCGCTGGCACGTAACAAAGTGCGACATCGGATTATCGGCCCAACGAATGTCGTTAAAATGATTGTACGACTTCACATGGAAGAAGTCGGTCACAGTTATTACGACCCGAACAGCCGTCACGCTGTAGCGGGGGTGGATACACTGGTGCGTCGCCGCGACCAGCTTGCTAACTGGCTCCCCACCGTCAAATTGTGGGTTATGGATGAAGCGCACCATGTGCTTCAGGAAAATAAATGGGGTAAAGCGGTAAACATGTTCCCCAATGCCCGAGGTATGGGGGTTACAGCTACTCCGTCACGAGCCGACGGTCATGGACTGGGGTCACATGCTGATGGTGTATTTGACAAGATGTTCGTCGGTCCGTCCATGCGTGACCTGATTAATATGGGTTATCTGACTGACTATAAACTTTACGCGCCGCCCAGTTCTTTCCGTCGTGACGCCATTAAAAAAGTCAGTCAGACGACCGGTGATTTTGTGGCGTCAGAGGTAAGTAAAGCGGTCAACGAGTCCAGTCTTGTCGCACATGATGAAAAACAAATTGTGGGCGATGTGGTGCGCACATACCAGAAATTGCTTAACGGTATGCTGACGGTCGTATTTGCACCCGATGTGGCGACCGCTACGGAGCTGGAAAAACAGTATAACGACGCCGGAATACCGGCGAAGTGTGTACACGGTGCAATGCCTGACGTCGAACGTATCAATGCCGTGCGTAAATTTAAAAACCGTGAATACCTTGTACTGACATCGGTGGCCATTTTCGATGAGGGCTTCGACTGCCCCGCGATTGAGGCGGTACAGGATGTATCAGCCACAGAATCATTCGGGCGGTTTGTGCAGCGTGCGGGACGTATGTTACGCCTGAAAGACGGTAAGGATTTTGGGCGTTACGTTGACCATGTGGGTAATATTGAACGTCACGCTGTACTCGTTGACCACCCGGAAGGAACAAAAATTGAACTGTGTCACCGGGAATGGACGCTTGACCGTCGGGAGAAGTCCGGGGGCAAAAGTGAGAAATCAGCAGTACGTGCGTGTTCTGCCTGCTCCGGTACATACGAGCGTTATCTGAAAAAATGTCCATACTGCGGTGAACCAATACCCGAACCGGCAGCGACTCAGCGCAGCAACGTGGAATGGGTGGATGGTGATTTGTACGAGCTTGACCCGGATGTACTGACGCAGATGCGGGGTGAAGTGATTGGGGCACGTGAGACACCTGAGGCAATGCGTGACAGACTGACCGCGCAGCATGTGCCACCTGCTGGAGTGATGAGCAATGTCAAACGTCAGAGAGAAAGGCTTGACGAATTAGTTAAAAATGATATTCTGATGGCTCAGTGGGCAGGACACCGAAGAGCAGAAGGGCTGAGCGACAGCGAAATATTTCGCAAATTCTTCATCACCTTCAATATAGACTGGTTAAGTGCTCAGTCCTTAAAAAAAGATGAAGCGTTAAAACTTCGTGAAAAACTGGAGACAAAATGAGAAAACCAAAACCATTACCCAGCGTTGAGGAATTAAACAAGTGGTTCAGGTACGACCCGGAAACGGGAGATTTATGGAAAAAACCAAAGATTAATGCTAAAGGTGAATTGCGGGTACTCACGTCATTGAAACCTATTAGACGGAAAACATTTAGTAAAACAACAGAATATTATCAAGTTTACATCCCTTGTTCTGACAGATTTTATCTTGTTCACCGGATAATCTGGAAAATGTGGTATGGAGAAGACCCCGATGTTATTGACCACATTAATGGAATAGGCACCGATAATAGAATCGAAAACTTACGAAATGTCAACATGTTAGAAAACGCAAGAAACATGGCACTACATCGCAGAAATAAAACTGGCGTTTCAGGTGTGTCACTCGAACGCGGTGTGTACCGTGTGAGAATTGGAAAAAAAGAACTTGGACGATTTTCCAATTTTGAAGAAGCAGTGAAGATTAGGAAACAGGCGGAAATAGAACTTGGTTACCATAAAAATCATGGAACCATACGTTAAATGGCTGGAGGCGCAGGCGCTCAAAGCGGCTGATGCGGATAAATTAAGAGAGAGAGGATTGGGTTATGATTACAGTAAACTATGCAGAATACATTGGTGCAAAAGTATGTTGCGCCAAAAACGATGTTCGCTATTATTTAAATGGTTTCTTCTTCGACGAAAAAGGTCTGGTAGTTTCTACAGATGGTCACAGGTTGTTCTGCGGTAAAGCAGATGTTCCAGAACTCGACGCAAACAAAATTGTGAACATAAAAGGTAAGTCTCCTTCGAAATTTTCATACGTCACTATCGATGTTATGGCGACGTATTATGACGATGAAAATAGTGTAATTTGTCAGTTACCTGTTGAAGTAATTGATGGTCGATACCCAGACTGGCGCAGAGTCGCAAATATCAACCCGTGTGAAATAAAAAAAATCAATGTCAATCTCGATTATCTAGCGGATGCCGCGAAAGTGGGAAAAGCGTTTGGTGGAAAATACAACCATCATCAGTTTGAATTTCAGGACAGTAATTCCGCTTTCCACATAAAATATCCTAACAACGCGTTCATGGTGATAATGCCGGTGAGGGATACTAAATGACCCCAACACTTCTCGAATGGCAACGTAAGCACGGTATCACGGCTGAGGCGCTGGCTGACCTTGTGACAATGGTGGGACTGGATGTCCCATGCTCAACCAAAGATACACCGGAAGCGCGCGTGCAGGATGAGGCGCGACTGCTGGCAAGTAAGATGGGCTGGCGACTTTTCAGAAACAATTGCGGTGCGTTAAAAGACGAAAACGGTCGGGTTGTACGTTACGGTCTGTGCAATGACTCCCCGGCGATAAACAAACGTATCAAGTCGAGCGACCTCATCGGTATTCGCCCCGTGGTTATCACGCAAGATATGGTCGGGTCAACCATTGGACAGTTTGTGGCGCGTGAGGTGAAAAAAGCCGGGTGGAAGTATAAAGGTACGGAACACGAAAAGGCACAGCTTGCGTTTGGGACACTTATTATTGGGTTGGGCGGGGACTTTAAATTTTACAGCGGTGAGGGGGAATTGTGAGAGTACTGATAACGGGTGGTCGCGACTTCACAAATTTTCAAAGTTTTGAGACAGCAATGTCTGCTTTACCTTTCGTACCGGAATTGATTATTCACGGTGGAGCGCGGGGCGCTGATTCTCTGGCTGATGTTTGGGCGAAGAAACACGGTGTGTTCGTAATGAGAATGGATGCGTTATGGGATGCTCATGGGAAAGGTGCTGGACCGAAACGCAATTACGCAATGCTAAAGTTTGGAAAACCAGACTATTGTGTTGCATTTCCTGGTGGTAATGGGACTGCGGACATGGTGCGACAATGTGAAAAAGCATCAGTGACAGTGTGGAAGCCCTACGGGTAGTTGACCACTCCGTCAACCTGTGCCATACTGCAACAAATTACCTAATGGAACCGAACTCATGAGCAAAGAACATATTCTGGAAGTCGCATATGTAATGGCACAGCGTGATGGCTTTGGTAGTCTAACGCGTGATGGTGTCGCAGCCGAAGCCGGTGTGGCAATGGGCACCATCAACCATCACTGGGTCAGGATGGACGCACTTCGTGAGGCAGTGATGCAACGAGCAGTGGAAGAAGAAAACCTTGAATTGATTGGGCAGGGTATTGCACTGGGTGACAACATCGCTAAGTCGGCACCACTGGAGCTACGTGCTCGCGCGCTGACCACCTTACTTTAATAACGAGTGAGTAAACAAGTACACTCCCCTCTCCCAGAGGGGTGAGGTTTACTCACTCCAAAATAAGACAAGAAAAAATGCCTAAGCTTTTGAGTAAGAAAGAATTTCTTTGTTTAGCTCGGAAAACACATGGTTACAAATACGAGTATGAAAGAACGGATTACAAAGGATTTCGCAAGAAAATCGTCATTACTTGTCCGAAGCACGGTGATTTCATACAGTTGGTTGCTAAACACATTAGAGGGCAAGGTTGCCCACAGTGTGCTATCCAAACCAGAACTAATCTTTTCTCAAGCGACAAGGCTACTTTCGTATCTAAAGCCGAAAAAGTACATGCGGGCAAGTATTCACACGAGTATACCAACTATGTAAACGACCGTACAAAAGTTTCCATTACTTGCCCTTTACATGGTTTATTCGAACAAACGCCCAACAATCATTTACGTGGGTACGGGTGTATTCAATGCGGAGGGACAGCGCGCTCAAATCGGGAAACTTTCATACGAAAAGCGAAAGCAATACATGGAGATTTTTATGATTATTCTGAGACTAAATACCTGTCTCGTAAAACAAAAGTAAAAGTAATTTGTCCAATTCACGGTTCTTTTTTTCAAGAACCGAGTAATCATTTAAGCGGTAAAGGTTGCTCGGGTTGTAAAAAGTCAGGATTCGACCAGACAAAACCAGCTACCCTCTACGCAATTCGCTCCGATTGTGGACAATACGTGAAGGTCGGGATAACCAACAACTTCAGACAACGATTTTCCAAATTAAAACGTGTAACACCGTTTGACGTATCCGTCATAGAGCGTATAGAATGTGACGGACAAACTGCACGACAGTTTGAAAAGATGTTTCATGACAAGTTCGAATCCGCCGGGTTCACGGGGTTCGATGGCGCAACAGAATGGTTACGATGGTCAACGGAATTACAATACTGGTTGAGGCTACTAAAATGATGATTACAGAGAGAAAACAGTACATTCCCTACTCACTCGTTAAAGTGGGTGACAAAACAACCAAGAGGCCCCACGGTTCTACAACTAATCCGAACGACTGGTTGTCGTATAGTGACGCAGTTGCCAGAAATGCGGATGGTGTCGGTTTTGTATTTACAGACACGGACCCTTATTTTTTTATCGACATCGACCATTGTCTGGTTGATGGTGCATGGTCTCCGTTAGCTGTGGAACTGTGTCAGACTTTCGCCGGGTGCTATGTTGAAATTTCACAGAGTGGCACCGGATTGCACATCATTGGGCGATATTCTTCCATCCCTGAACACGCTTGTAAAAACATACCGCTCGGTATCGAACTCTACCACACCGAAAGATTTGTCGCTTTGACTGGTTCAAGTGCGCAAGGGTCGTGGGAACACGATGCCACCGGGGCACTAAATACAGTAATTGCACGCTATTTTCCGAAAGAAGAATCCACGGTATCGGTAAAATGGACAGACTCGCCACAGGTGGGTAGTAACCCGATTGAGGATGATGCGAAACTCATCGAAAAAGCGTGTGCGGCTAAAGAAGGGGTTTCGGTTGTTTTTGGTGGTAAGGCCACTTTTAAAGACCTGTGGAATGGTGTGGTATCAGAAGACGACGACCGTTCATCGCTCGACTCATCTCTCGCCACCCGGCTTTTATGGTGGACAGGCGGAAACTGCGAAAGAACTAAGTCACTGATGCTGCAGAGTGGCCTCAAAAGAGATAAATGGTTCACCAATAAGTCATATCTGGAGCGAACCATCCTCAACGCCGCCGGACTTCTTACAACTTATTACAGTGTCGGTGCACCGATTGAACTGGTAACCCCCGCGCAGGTTGTGGAATCTAATACGCCAATTATCCGCAGTGGCTATCAGTTTATCGGCGGGTCTCAATTATTGGACCACTTCAAAGGCTGCGTGTATGTGGCCGATAGTCATCGTGTATTAACTCCAAATGGTCAAATGCTGAAATCGGAACAATTCGACGTTATGTACGGTGGTTACGCCTTCGCGTTAGACGACAGTAACGAAAAAACAACAAAGTCTGCCTTTGAAGCCTTCACACGGAGTCAATGTATCATGTTCCCGAAGGTTGACCGCTCGACATTCCGTCCGGACTTGCCGCAGGGTGCCATTATTGAAGAGGACGGTCTGCGCCATGTTAACGCTTACGTACCGGTTACGGTGGGGAGCACCCCGGGCGATGTGACACCTTTCCTCACTCATCTGGCTAAACTGTTACCCGTTGAGCGCGACCGCGACATCCTGTTGTCCTACATGGCGGCGTGTGTGCAGTACAAGGGAACTAAATTCAAGTGGGCACCATTGCTACAGGGCGTTGAGGGTAATGGTAAAACACTGTTCACACTGTGCGTAATGGAAGCGGTCGGTTCACGTTACAGTCACATGCCGCCAGCGCAGGAAATTGGCGAGAAGTTCAACGCATGGTTATTCGATAAAATATTCATCGGCGTGGAGGATATTTACGTTCCGGAGCAGAAACTAGAGCTGATTGAAATACTCAAGCCGATGATTACGGGTGAATACCTTGCTAAACGTGCGATGCAGCAGGACCAGGTAATGCACAGACTGTGTGCCAACTTCATGTTCAACAGTAACCACAAGAACGCTGTGCGCAAGACCGCTAATGACCGCCGGTTCGCCATTTTCTACACCGCGCAGCAGGAGCATATCGACATCGTGCGCGACGGTATGGGTGGAGACTACTTCCCCAACCTGTATGACTGGCTCAAACGTGGCGGTGGATTTGCAGCCGTGACGCATTATCTGGAGAACTACGCCATTCCCGCACAGTTTAACCCGGCGACACATTGTCAGCGTGCACCAGAGACCAGCAGTACTCACGAGGCTGTGACAGCATCACTTGGCAGCGTCGAACAGGAAATCATGGAAGCAATTGACGAGGGTCGCCAGGGCTTTGCGGGTGGTTGGGTGAGCAGTAAGGCACTGGACAACCTGTTACACCAGATGCGTGCCGACCGCGCTGTACCGGTGGGTAAACGTCGTGACATGATGCGTCAACTAGGTTACGACTGGCACCCGGCGCTCAAGGATGGACGCGTGAATAACGTGATAATGATTGACGGTGGTAAGCCACGGTTGTACATCAAGATTGGACACATTCACGCTAACCTCACAAATGCAGCAGACGTGGCACGCCATTACGCGGCGGCACAGGGTGATACAAGTGCTATTGCCTTTGCGGAAACTAAATAAGCCCTTCGGGGCTTTTTTTTGCAATTAGTATTGACGGACTCGTCAAGGTGGGTTATCTTCAACTCATCGGAACAACAATTAAGGAGACTAAACAAATGAAAAATATCATCAGCCATCACAAACTGTCCGACATGATGGACAATATGACAGAGGTTCAGGCGCTGACCACACTGTCACGTATGCGTGCGCAGGCTGACCGGGACGGACTGTGTGTCACTCGTCTCATTGTTGAAGGTAAAGTTGTGGAACAGTGGGTATGGAAACATTAAGTTATTGCCAGCTGATGGGGCGCTGTTTAGCGGCTGAGGCGCGAGTGGTGGAACTGGAGTCACGCACTGTCAAGTTACCGCCGAAGGTTAATGGTTCGAACTCGCCATTCGCGGCGGGCGTCTGGAACTGTTGCATTGACGAAATTAGCGGCCGTCTGACCGCCGTTGGCATCAAGTGGGAGGTCGAGTGAAATGAGTGGGAACGGTTGGCGCAGCCTGACACTTTCAGTATGCGTTATGATACTAATTTACACGGTACTCGGTATAGTACTCACCGGGGTACTATAAGCGATTAATTAAGGAGCAAAGTGTAATGAGTATACTGACTGATGAGCAATTACTGACAGACGTGGCTGCGGGAATGAGTGGTCATGCCATTGCGAAAAAGTACGGCATGAGCCCCGGCAATATTAACCGCCGCATCAAACGTCTCGGTGCGCGCGGGCTGGGTCATGGTGGTAATGTGTCTCGCTTTGTGCCGGACGGTTACAAGGTGAAAGGTACATCGTCACTGGTGAAGGAGGACGGGACTGTAGCGCTGCAATGGGTCAAGACTGATGTGGACGCCGAGCGCCAGTTGAAAATGATGCAGGAAGCGATTGTGGCGCTTACAGAGTGCTTATCCCCACTAGAGGAAATTAATTTAATATCCCGTGATGAGGATAGCACTCTCCTGAACATGTACACAGTAACAGATGCACACATTGGTATGTTGGCATGTGAAGAAGAGGGTGGAGACGATTACGATACCAACATTGCAGAACATCTCATATCGTCGTGGTTCAAATCAGCGACAGCATTGGCACCCAACGCAACAGAGTGTCTTATCAACCTTCAGGGGGATTTCCTGCACTTCGACGGCCTGAAGGCGGTTACACCAACATCCGGGCATATTCTCGACTCTGATACGCGTTTCTTCAAAGTGGTCCAGACTGCTATCCGTGTGATTAAGCGAGCCGTGAATATGTGTCTGGAGAAGCATCGGAAAGTGACGCTGCTAATCGCTACGGGCAACCACGACCTTGCGTCCTCCGTGTGGTTGCGAGAGATGTTTAAAGAGGTGTATTGCGATAATCCCCGCGTGACCATTGTAGACGAACAGAGTCCTTATTACGCAATCGAATTCGGCAAAGTAATGATTGGCGTACATCACGGGCACTGTTCCAGGATAGAAAAGTTGGACGCAGTGTTTGCCAGTAAGTTCCGGGAGATTTACGGCCGTACTAAGTTTGGCTACCTACACATGGGGCATTATCATCATCGGAAAGTAGCAGAGAGCAACATGTTCATCACTGAGATGCACCAGACTCTGGCGGCCAAAGATGAGTATTCAAGTAACGGAGGTTACGACTCCGGAAGAAGCGCCACTGTCATAACATATCATCGAGACTACGGTGAGATTGGCAGAATATCAATTCCCGTAGAGATGATTAAGGACCAGTATGGACTGGAATAGTATCAGGTAAATAAAAAGCCCGCTAAATGCGGGCTTTGTTTTATTATTGACGACCACAATTACGGCAACGTCCATTTGCTACATAGCGCTCTGCAATAATGTTACAGTGTTTGCAAGGCTCATACGGAATGTACCAGCGTTTGCCCTCGGCAATGGCTTGCTGGCGCGGTGATTTCATTTTGACAACACCAACGTGAATTCCTGATTCACTCAGTAACAGGGCGTTTTTCATCATCTGCAACTGCTCATTCAATACTGTAATGTTGCGCTTAATCATTGCGATATTCTCGCGCAGTGCATCAACCTCACCGGCAGTGTTAACAATGGCTGGTTTTGTTTTTTTCCATTCCCCCGTCATGCGTTGCTCGGTCAAGCAGAAGACACATTTACCAGCGGTGTTACGGACGCCCGGATGTCCACATTCGCTGTTTGGTTTCTTCTGTAGCCTCCATGAGCGACCATCGTTAAGACCGTCGAGAACTTTCTGATAGAGTTCATTACGTGCGGGAAGACCCATGTTTTTCGCTTTCACAAAATCATGGTGGTCATGAAGTGCACAAATACTGCACAATTCTGTTTCTTTAAATTTTGTAGTGCCGTGACAATTATCTCTAAGATGAATCATGTTTCTCTCCTTCTGTAGAGTATATACTATAAAATAATAGAGAATTACAGGTCAATACCTCATTTTACCCCGAAATACCCGAGGCATCGGGGTGACGAATTTACTTTCACAATCAGCAGGTTACGCGCATAACCGAAAACCCC